GTGGCATGATAGCTTTGTTAATATCATCTACAGCGGCATCTAAATCAGCAAACTCTCCTGGAACAATAGGTACTTCTCCTCCACGAACACGTCCGCGGAGTTTGAAACCACCCTGCATATTGCTGAAAGTTGCGGCATCTAGCAAACTACGCAGTGCGCCTGTTGCGGCCTTACCTAAACCACCAATTATGTGATATAAGCCGAATCCCCAAAACTCAAGTCCGGGTAAAAACTTGTAACTTGTAAACCAAGTCTGTTTTTTATGAGTTTCATCATCTGGATCCCAGTTTCTACGAACAGAAGCTAGTTCATCAGTATCATAGCAATAAGTAACAACATATGGGCGAAGACCTTCGCCAATATCTAAATAAACATGAGCTTCTAATAAAATAACAGGTCCATCATCACTGAGCGCGACTGAAGCTGGATCAATACCTTCAATATCTTTAACTACAGAAGTATCTTCTGAAAGAGAACCTTCCATTACTGAATTATAATAGCCTTCTTCAACGTGTATGTTAAAATCGTGCCTAGAAATCATTATTTCGTGTGTGTATCGCTCCGCTGAAGCTAAATCTACAGCGTTACAATCTACAACCATCTGATCCGCATGAACAAAACGGCTTGTGATACGCTTTAAGATAGGGTCATAGTACGATTTTTTAAATGTGTGGCCGACTAACGGCAAATGAAACAGCATTTGATCAAGATCTGGAAAATACTCTTCCATTTCTTCAGTTAGTTGATAATTCATAAACGTGGAGACACGAGTCGCTTGCTCTTGCTTTTCTCCGTCTGCTTCACCAACAATATTGGTTCCCACAGGTCCAGAAGCTGGAAACAGTTCAACAATAGCTTTAGCTTGGAATTCTACAGCCGCTTCTGCTAACATAGGGTGAATAACTTCAGTTAGCTGACGAATATCTCGTCCTTCTGTTTCTGCGTCATCCCCAACTATAGACTTTAAGCCGTCTTCATAGGTAGATATCCAATCATCCCGACTTGATTTATCAATATCATAATCAGATTTAAGATTATCAAGAATAGTAACAACAAGCTCTGGATCTATGTCTGAAGATAAATTTTCTTCAAAATGTTCAGAAAGCTCGTTTGTTTCTTCTATTTCTTCTTCGCCTATTAAAACGCTTCCATCTTCTAAAATTTCTATATTACCGGAAAGTTCTTGATCGATGTCAGTCGGTTCTGGAAATAACTCGGTTAGTTCAGCCATAAATAGCTTTCCTCTTCATCGGAAGCACATTAACTTCATTATAAATAGTATCTTCTCGTTCCGGAGGTGGTTCCAACTCTGTTTCATCTTCAGAGGGTACTGCATACCACATTTTGCGTAATCTAAGCAAAGCTTGTGTAACAGTATCAACAATATCAGCTCCATCACCAGCGGGAAACATAGCACAGTGCTCTATAACTTCATTAGCCCATTTGCGATCAGGATGCCATACAATACCTCCTTCTAGCAAGGGGCTTGCCGCATGAGCACGAGCAACCTTGTCACGATCAGGACTATACGCCAGTATCGGAATAGCTTGTTGAAGTTCTTGAATAATAGATTGTCCAGAAGCTTTTTTCTCTATAAGTACCGCATCAGGACTCCATTCTTCATATAATTCACGCACAGTGCGCCTAAGTTCTGGGTAAGCAATGCGATCTCGGAAACGATGTATCAACATAATATGATATCTGCTTCCATAGTTAAAAACACCCCAAGTTGTGCAAGCAGAGTAAGAAGCAGTGCTTCTTTCAGAAAACGCAGTATCCCAAGACTGTAAAACGTAAATAAACTCAGGAATTGTGTCCGCTTCCCATTTACGCCACCAATCAGACTTTAAAATACCCCCTCCTTTAGGGCTAGGTCGTTGTTGTAGCTGTCCGGCCGAAGCATATGTTCCAAGGGCTGTTTTTAGCGTCCCAAGAGCTTTTTCAGTAAATCTTTGAGGCCATAACAGCTCGCCTTCTGTTATTCTGGGGTCCACTTGGTCTGTAGCAGTAGGCAAAGCCGTAAAAAAGGGAGTAGGGTGCTTTTCTTCATATTCTGCAGGAACACAAAGGTGTGTCCACGGGTCTTCGGCCTGTTGGTTAGCTAAAATGTGACCAGTAAGGTCCGTTTGATGTACGCGCTGCATAATTACGACAAAAGCACCTGTTGTTGGGTCATTTAAACGAGATTGTACCGCTGTATCCCACCATTCTAACGTAGAAAGGCGAATATTTTCAGATTCAGCTTCTTTTACGTTATGTGGGTCATCGATTACGATAATGTCGCCACCTTCACCCGTTAATGCTCCACCAACCGAAGTTGATATCCGATGACCGTTTTTTGTGTTTTCAAAACGCTGTTTCTGGTTTTGATCGCCTGTTAATTGAAATTTATCGCCCCAATTTTTCTGATACCACGGAGAGTTTATTAAACGCCTACACTTTACACTATCACGTGTAGATAATGCTCCCGCGTAGCTGGCAAACAAAAATTGGAGCTCTGGTTTGTGAATCCAAGCCCATGTGGGGAAAGCTACGTCACAAGTTAACGATTTCATGTGTCTAGGGGGAATATTTATGATTAAACGCCGTAAATCACCCATTACAACCGCTTCTAAGTGCTCACAAATAGATTGTATGTGCCAATTATCGTGAAATTTGCGTCCCGGCTCAATTGTAGGCCAACATTGGTGAATAAACTCGTGCATATGGCGTTCAGCCAACAATTTGTTTATCTCGTCCGGTGAAACTTCATTTACAAGAGCAAGAGGGTCTATCATTTTTTATTAAAATACTGTTTAAGTTGGAATACAACCTGTTCTTGTTCTGGTGTATATTGGCTGCGATCTCGGGGGAACGGTCCAAACTTAATATGTATTTGCTCTAAAGCTCGGTTTTCAATGTCTGTTTCGTCAGCATATCGGCCTTCTGCCTCAAAGGGTTCTCCATTATTGTTTTGGGCTTCGTAATTTAAGAGCTTGTCGCGGTAACTGTCTATTTCTTTAGTCACAAGAGGGTACAGTTCTTCGGCATCGTTAGGTATGTTGCCTGTATCTTCTAATAGTGCTGTCAAAACACCTAGCGGACCAAGAGAACCTTTAGCGATCATTTTTCCAGCAGTAGCTAACGAAGGTAACATGCTCATTGCGCCACGACCTTTGCTCATTGCGCCACGAACAAGGTGGTTAAGCACCCTTTCTCCTGCTCCGGCACTTCCAAGAACAGCCGAACCTACGACAGCATCCTCCGCTGCAAATTCTTTAGCCATTTGTCCCGCCGCTTTAAGTTCGGGTCCATAAAACTCTAACATAGTTTTAGGCTGTTTCGTAGGGAGCCTGTATTGTTCTAAATCAAAGGGAGGTCTAGTTACTCTCTCGTCCATTGTTTAATCCAAACGCAGTTAAGACAGATAAAGGTATCCCCTTTTTAATAGCCGCAATTAGTTCCGGAGTAAAGGGGAGGTAGTGTTGCTTCTGTGTATTGTCTATAGATTCCTTGAGCATATCGCGTCGAGTTTTAGCTACATTAGGTAACATCAAAGGCGATTGTTTTCGAGAACTAGGAACAGGAGCATTAGCAAAATCATAAAAGTTACGGTTTAATTCTTCTCCAACGAACTCACCTTTGTTGCGGAGTACGGGGCCGAATAGCTCGTCGGTGATTTTGAGGTCAGAGGGAAGAGGGTAGTTTTTAAGTTCAGTGGCAAAGTCAGCAGGGTCATCGAACTGCTTGGGAAATTCTTTAAACACTTCCCGCGTCGGGAATCCTGTATTTGTACGGGCAGTCGTGACTTGTGTGTCGAATTTTTTACCAATCTTATTAGCAATGCTTTTGATACGGTCATCATATGCTGATCTAAGACCCTTGCGTTTATCAGGGAAATTCGAGTGAGGAGTTCTTCGTAATTGCTCTTTGCCCGTAGTCCACATTAATCCTGGAGAATTATTGTCTACAGCCTCAGCCATCGCCTGACGAAATGCTTTTTCAGATGTTTTACTAGCATACGGATGTTCCGGCGCAGCTTTGTTGACTCGGGCTCCGATACGGTTGAGGAATTCAAGCGTTGATAATCTAGCTTCTTCAGGAGAGTTACCATATCCAGTGTAAGCCTCAGAACCTTTAGGAGGAGCGAGCTGTTCTTCCAAATTGTCTGTGCGGATAGGGTCTTGTCCCTCTCGGCGTGGAGGTACAGTCTTTTTATCATAAAAGTCGTAAGTGAATTCACCTTCTGTACCACGGCCTTCGGGGAAGAAGTTTTCTTTCTTAGGGCCAAATTGAACTAGATCTACATCCCGATAAGGGTTCGGGGAAAAGCCAAAGTCGCGACCTTGTGCTTCCCAGTCGTCTTGAAACTCTTCGCCTAAAGATCCGGGCGCATTATTCTGCGGAATAGATTGTTTCGTTACTGGGTCTTGGATTGAGTGCATTGGTCGAGTTGACTGTCGCGTGTGCCACATGATATTAGGAAATTCGGTTCCCCAGTGACCACCTTTGAAATCGTCAGGTTCTTTAAACCCAGTATCTGTATCGAGCGACGGTGTAGTGTCTGGGCTCTTTTTTAACTGGGCGAGTGTTTCCGTGTAATTGGAGTAGGGTCCGGGAGAAGTGACACCCATACCAGTCTCGGGGCCATACTCTGTTCCACCATAAGTTGATCCGGGAGTGTCAGGAGAGTCGAAGTAAGATTTCATCTGGTCGCGAACACGGGTCTCGGCTTCTGAACGAGTGAAGTGAACTTCATCCACTGCATCGGTGTCAGGGCCTCGTGTGCGATACTGTGTGTTTCTGGGTCGTATTGCGCCCTCAGACTCTTCTATTTGATTCATAACCGCTTCGATATTAAAGGGTCCGGGGTCTTCGCGGAACTGTTTGTTCTGAGGAGAATTCATCCACTCAGAACGGGCATTATACGTTTCGGTGTTCATATTCCCGTCAATTCCAAAGCGGTGATCGGCCAAATCTTCAAGGAGTTGCTGTCGTTGTTGTGGGGTTTTGATTTTTACAAACTCAGATACCGCACCATAAACAGCATCGTCATATTGGTCTGTATATGCGCCTCCCAACGCCGAGCGGTTGAAATCAATATCCATATCAATAACACTGTACTCGGCATCCAGTTGATCTTCAATAAAATCGTGGTCGATCTCTACTTTAGAGGTTCCGGACTTGCGGATACCTTCTATTCCAAACGGGTTCTCTTTCGCAGTCTGCTCTAGCGAAGACCGTGTCACTGGCGCATCATCCGGGAAACTTGATAAGTCTGGAAGAGTGTTTTCTAATTCCTGCTTAGACACATTGGCATTGAGATGTTTTCTCGCTTGTCTAGCAGTGAGCTTTTCTTGGGGCAACGAAGTGAGGGCATCGAAAATACGCGGTATATATTTGAGTGCTCCAGCAGCCATATTCTATATCCTCACATTGAGTTTTGGTATTTTTTCAAAATTTTCTAAGGCCATGAGCGAATGTAACATAAAGGGGGGGTATTTGGCAATGGACCTCTGAACACGGCGCGGGTAGCTATATGGGAACCCGCTTACGATTTTATATAAAGGGGGGGGTCATCACTCCTCATTCCTCACATATGACACGCTCAGCATTATCCGAGATCCTCGTATTCAGCGTCTGTGATAACGTCCGTCGTTCCGGCTGATTGTTGAATGGACCGGAGATCGCGGAGCTGGTCCGACGTCAAACGATCAAGCCTCACATCTATCTTCTGCTCAATCCTCACTTCTTTATTCTGTTCGTGACGCTCCACATATCCCCGATCCTTGCCTATCGTCTTGAGTGTGAATGTCGCCGCCTTCAGGTCGCCTTGATCAAGGTGACTTTCTAATACGTCTTCCGCCTTGTCAATCAACCGAGAACGATGTCGCATAGTCTGGACCATCAGGTCGGGAGACTTGTCAACCATGCTCGCTAATCGGGTGAAGCTCACGTCCAAGTGTTCGGCGGTCTTGGTCATATTCCCACGACATACTTCCAGAGCATCTTCAACCAGCTCCAGAGGGATTTCATCCGGTCGTCGGCGATAACGGTTCCTCACAATCTTTAGACGAGCCTCGTCGCGCACGGTTAATTCTCTAGCGATGATTTCACTTTGGTCAGGGGTCTTGGTCATAGGTTATAGTCCTCCAGTTTTCGGTTTTCGGGAAGCGAACAAGGGGTCGCCTCTATTCTCTATATAGTACATATATCACTGATAATATATCGAGAACAAAAAATAAAAAACATTTCGTCTAGAGAGAAACTCTATACAGCCCACCGACCCCTGACTCCAGATCCATCCAACTCCACTCTCGACCCCTGATCAACCCGCCCCAG